AGCGGCCCTGCGCGCAGACAGCCGCGGCGTAGGCCGGGCGATTGATGCTCAAACATTTCTTGTGGAAAAAACAGCTCCACATTTTCAACAATAACACACATGAACACCACACTGCTCCTAGTCCTGCTCGCCCTCTGCGTCTCCATCATCGGCGTGATCGCCCTCGGTGGAGACTGGGCTAACAAGAACCTCGACGAGGCCAACCGCGGCAAGTCCCGCGATTTTCTCGCCCCCAAACCCATGCCTGCAATTAAGCCGCGTCCCAAAAAGCGCGCTCGCAACGGAGGCCGCAAGTGACCGCCCCCAGCCGTCGCTCGCGTGGCGCTCGCCACAGCTACCTTGTCAAACGCGGCATTCACCGCTTGCCCGAGCCCATTATCCAGCCCGAAGAGTTTGCAAAGGCCGCAGCCTCTGCTCACCGGGCTAATGTTTGGCGCGGCATGGTAAAGCTTCTTGGCAAGTTGGCGCTACCGATCCCGACGCCCGACGAGATTGAGGTGCAACTCAAGGCCGGATTCCAGCGCGGCTACATCCAAGCACTGCGCGACGTGAAGCTGGAGCGCTTGCGTCAGGAGCGCGCCAGCTACGCCGAGGCCATACAGCCGGTGAGCCACCAAGAATACCGAACCATGACCAACCGCTTTTCCAAATGAGCTCCGATCAATTCTGCTCCGGCACCTACCTAGCCAACCGCGCCGCCGATGGCCTGCCCTACCCTGAGCAGGCACCGCTGCGCTGGCAGTCAGACGCAAACGGCGAGCCGCGTTGCGCCCTGCCAGAAGACCAGCCCGCGCCGTCACCAATGAACGCCTGGGCGACTCTCGCCCCCCTTACTTTTCACGAGGCTGTTCTCAGCATCGTGCGATCACACCACATCAACACGGAGAACCTATGAACACAGACAGATCCACAGTCAGCATAAACGGAGGCCCAGCCATTGACGCAGGGCGCTTCATCGAGATCGCAAACGCGATCTCCCGCCCTCGCCACATCCTTCAAACAATCCTGGCACTCACCCACGAGGCCATTGCAAATCAGATTGAAGAGGTTGAATCCGCCGCAGCAGAAGCCGCTGGCGACACCGACGACGACAAGCCCGTCGTGGCAAAACTCTCCTTGGCCATCTCGTGGCCGGCGGGCGAGCCGATTCCAGAGGTCACGGTCAAATCATCCTACTCGGTGAAACGCACAAACGAAGCCACGGCCCTTGCCGATGGCGATCAAGGCAAGCTGCCGTTTGTCGCAGGGGAGGAATCCAAATGAGCCTCAACATCACCAAAGGCCCGCGCAAATCCGCGGTGCGCGCAGTCATTTATGGCGTTGAAGGCGTGGGTAAATCCTCGCTTGCCGCGCTTCTTCCCGAGCCGCTCTTCCTAGACCTTGAGGAGGGCACGCACCAGCTCGACGTTGCCCGTTCAAGCGTGGACACGTTTGCCGGGCTGCAATCGGCGCTTGCTCAGCTCGCGGTCAATACGGACGGCTACAAGACCGTCGTGATTGATTCCGCCGACTGGTGCGAGCGACTTGCCGCCGAGGCGCTGCTGAAAAAGCAGGGCAAGAAATCCATTGAAGACTTCGGCTTCGGCAAGGGACACATCATGCTGGCCGAGGACATGGCCCGCACGCTCGCCGCCTGCGATACGCTCATCAGCCACGGCGTGAACGTGGTCTGGGTCGCCCACGCCAAGACGGTCAAGGTGTCTCCGCCAGATATGGTGGACGGCTTCGACCGCTACGAGCTCAAGCTGCACAAGCAAACCGCGCCGCTCTTTAAGGAGTGGGCGGACTTGTTGCTATTCGCTAACTACGAGACCTCGACCATTAAGGGCAACGACGGGCGGGTAAAGGGCGACGGTGGAAAACGCCGCGTGCTTATCTCCGAGCGCGCCGCCGCTTGGGACGCAAAGAACCGATATGGTCTCCCTGAGATCATGCCGATGATCCACAACGAGCTGCCGCCTGAGCTCGCCGCTATCTTCGCCGGCAAGATGACGCCTCGCGCAGCCGCTCCGGTGGCTGCTTTTGAGCCCGCTCCGGTCTCGGTGCCGGTCGCGTTGGCTACGCCTCAGCAAATCGCCACGCTCACCACCTACGGAAAGAACTCCGTCGGCGCAAAACTCATCGAGGCCGCGCTCGCCCACTACGGGCAGATCAGCCCCGCCGACCTCACTGCCGATCAGGCCGCAAAGGTGATCACTCGTTGCCAGGAGGAAATGAACAAGCCTCCCGCACCAGCAGCGAAGCCCACCGGCCCGCTTGCCACCGCTGCGGCTCCGTTCGTCTGGTCCGCAGGTTTTGCGGACTGGATGGCAGCGAACGAGGACGCGGTTAATACGTTCCTGATCGGGAAGTTTTGGATCAACTCCGGCCAGACTTGGCGTGACCTGAGCGCCGAGCGCGCCGAGTCGCTGATTCAGCGCGAGGCCGCGTTTGCGGCGTCGGCAAAGATTCCAGCGCGTGGAGGTGTAGCGTGATCGCCTTCTTCGTTGTTTATTCTGGCCGAGAAAAATCTCGTGGCCACGCCTGCATTGCCCGCGCCAAGGATAAAGCCGAGGCCCTGCGCGCCGCCCGATCCAATGGCATAACCATGACGCGCACGGCTTACGCCGAGCCGCTCACCGTCCAGCAATACGCAGCCATCCTGCGTGGTGCCGGGCTCAAGGTGTCGGGCGTGCCTGAGCAGATGCAGATGATGGAGGTGGCGTCGTGAGAGTGCTGACGGAAGAGCAGAAGGCGCGGAGGCGGGTAGCTTCTGCCGCATGGCGAAAAGCCAATCCTGAAAAAATGAGGGCGAAGGCTGCCGCATGGCAAAAAGCCAATCCTGAAAAAATGAGGGCGAAGGCTGCCGCATACTACAAAGCCAACCTTAAAAAGGTGAAGGCGAGGCTTGCCGCATGGCGAAAAGCCAACCATGAAAAGGTGAAGGCGAGGAATGCGGCATACCAAAAAGCCAATCCTGAAAAGATGAAGGCGTGGCAGGCCGCATACCGAAAAGCCAACCCTGAAAAGGTGAATGCGAGGGTTGCCGCATGGCAAAAAGCCAATCCTGAAAAAATGAGGGCGAAGGTTGCCGCATGGGAAAAAGCCAATCCTGAAAAGGTGAAGGCAAGGAATCTCCGATCTCGTCAGCACGCCCACCTCTGCGAGCTACAAAACACAATCGCGGCCATCCAGAAGGTCGCTGCCACCGCACAGAAACAAATCTCAGCCCAGATTCCAGCGCGTGGAGGTGTAGCGTGAGCGCGCTGACTGAAGAGCAGAAGGCACGGCATCGGGCGCGTATGGCCGCATGGCGAAAAGCCAATCCTCAAGAGGAAAAAGCGCGGACGGCCGCATGGCGAAAAGCCAACCCTGAAAAGGTAAAGGCGCAGAATGCCGCATGGCGAAGAGCCAACCCTGAAAAGGGAACGGCGCTGAAGGCCGCATATCGGAAAGCTAACCCTGAAAAGGAGAGGGCGCAGAGGCGCCGAGCCCGTCAGCACGATCACCTCTGCCAGCTACAAACCACAATCGCAGCCATCCAGAAGGTCGCTGCTACCGCACAGAAACAAATCTTAGCCCAGATCCAAAAATGAAAACACAAATCGAAATACACAACGCCCTCCCCGACAGCGTGGAGAGCTTCCTCACGCTGCTACAAGGCAGCGCCAACACGCTGCTCCAAGCCGCGCAAATGCTCGTTCGCCTTAAGGAGAACGACCCGACCATCATCGACCAGGTGGTGAGTGCAGGCGCATCACCGCGCCTTGTCGGTGATCTGCTCCGCGTCGGCGAGGGCAGTCTCAACCCGAGCCTGCTCTTCGACAACTCCGCCGCCGCTAAAAAGGTCAAGCAGTTGCCCGTCTCCGCTCAGGCCGAGATCATCAAGCGCGGTGCGGTCGAGGTGGTGATGGCCGGCAGCGGGGGCGACACCATCATGGTGCCGCTCCACGCCATGAGCCCGGAGCAGGTGAAGCAGGCGCTTGGTCCGACTGGGCAGCAAAGCCGAGCCGACCAGCTTGCCTACATCCGCCGCAACTCCCGCCCTGCCGGACCCGACATCGACCAGCCTGCCTATCTGGCGCGCAAGGATCGGCTGATCATCAACCGCCCGTGCGAGCTGAGCCGCTTGCAGGTAATTCGTTTGCTGGAGGAGATGTCATGAGCGCCCCCATTACCCTCACGGGCATCGGCGACGCTCAAATCGAGATCGCTCTCAGCTCTCACGCGCTGCGCTCCGAGGCGCTGACCCGCGCTCAGGCTGTCCTCTTGATTGGTGATGCGATGGATGCCGCCGAAGCATCCGACGCTCTGCGCCTCCTCACCCAGCTTTCAAAGCAGGTCGAGGCGGCACGGGTGGAGGTCGGCAAGCCGGTGCTGGAGCTCACCCGCAAGATCAACGCCACCGCCAAGGATTTTATTGGCGACGTGCTGGAGGAGAAGGCCCGCCTAGAGGGCATCCTCGGCACGTTCCAAGCAGCCGAGGCCCGCAAGGCCGATGCCGCTCGTCGGCTGGCGCAGGACGAGGCCAATCGCTTTGCCGCTGATGCCGCCCGAGCTCAGCACGCCGTCGAGAGGGCGGTCAGCGCCACCGAAATCGAGCGGAGCCAGCAGGCCGCAGCCGAGCTTGAGGTGAAGGCCATCGAGGCCCGGGTGGCGGTTGCTGCTATCGCCGCAATCAAGCCCGAGGGCGTTGCGCTCCGGCAGGCATGGAAGTTCGAGGTCGTGGACATCAACGCGCTGTTCAAAGCGCGCCCTGACCTTTGCGTCATTGAGCCCAACAACGCGGGTATCCGCGCCCAGATCCCACACAACCAATCTTTGCCAGGTCTCCGCATTTGGCAGGAAGCCAAAGCATCAATCCGCTAAACCACCATGTCACCCGAACAAGTAGAAAACTGGCTTCGCAAGTTCGACAACATCGCCAAGTCGCAAGATGTCGAATCGCCTTGCGCCTACCGCGTGCCAGCCAAAAAACCTGTAAAACTCAGCGGTGCTGATATCGCCAAAATGCGGCACATGCGCCGCGAAGGCTTTACCATCACGGAAATATCCCGCGCCGTGAAATGCACGTGGCGCACCGCATGGTCTCACACCAAGGCCAGCGTCCGCACTTAATTCAACGCCCAACCCAACACTACCATGTCACAACATCCAACTGGCCGTTTTACGGCCCTTGTCCAGAAAGCCGAAGTCGG